CTATATTGTAACGTTCATTGAAGTATTTAGCATTTACTTTACCTTGCTGCGTTAAAAATCCTTTTTCTCTCAATTCTTCATTCAATTTTCTTATAATCTTATATGCCTTACCTTCTTTAACACCAATTATTTTCATAATATCATCACATTCATAAAACCATTTTTTCATCATTCCTCCATTTCTCTCAATTAACCATCTCCTTTTTTGTCTTAATCAATATAAATTTTTATTATATCTCCAGTTCTTTTATACCCAAAACATAAATTACCATCATCGGCTATAAGAGCCAGTTCATCTGAACTTAATCCAGCCTTGTTTGATAAAATTTTAAATGACTTGTTAGCATAACCAAAGCCATTAAATTTAAATGCTATATCATATTCTTCTATATTTTCAGAAGCGTATTTATTAATTTTGTATTTTTCTGTTAATTCCTTGTAAATGCTTTTATTCATATCTCTTTTTTCATATCCATTTTCGGTATATGCCCAACTTGGATAAATTCTTTTTTCTATCATTTTTATTCTCCCTTTTTTATTTTATTTTTAAGTTGTAACATTCTTCTTTTTCAAAATCTCCGAATACTTCCTGAAACGGCTTTTTATCAATGCTCACTTCACTTATTTGTAATTTTTTCTTTAAGTTATCAGGCAGTTGCGAATATTCTTCAAAACTAAGCTGGAACGGCTTAAATTTATATATTTGATATTCACTAGGCACTTCTTCTGGATTCGGTTTTATTTCACGGGTACTTTTTCTTAAAAAAATTATTCTTCCGCTTTCTGTCTGCACCCCGTTTGATTGCCCTGTTTCAATACCGCAACTTCGCATTGTTTCGGCAACGTTTTTTGAAAATCTATCAAACCCTTTTGAATAAAATTGTTTCAAATTTTTCAATCTTTCAATTTCTCTGTCGATTGCTCCGACAATTTTGTTTGCTCCAGTCCCTTGTCCTAAATAATTTATAAATTTATTATAAATTTGGACAATCGTATCTCCTTCGTTCTCAATTTCTACTGCCAACATCTCTCTTGTATCTTTTAATGTCTGCTCGTCAATTTCATCTTCTAAAAATGCTCTTTCAATATTTTTTCCTGCTGCACTCAGCGGATATAAATTTAATTCTCTGCTCATTTTATTTTCTCCTATCTCTATTTTTATAATTTATAATTTTTTTTATTTATTTCTGTAATTGCTATCAAAAAGGAAAACTTTCGTCCTCATTAGAATCATAATGATTTCTGTTACCATTTTGACTGCTACTATTGTTTTTGCTGTCAATAAATTCAAAAGTGTTTACCAAAACTCTTGTAAATTTTCTCTTTTCTCCGTTCTGTTCGTAACTGTTTACGCTTAAACGTCCTTGTATTAATATTCTGTTGCCTTTTCTAAAATATTCAGCTATATTCTCAGCTGTCTTTTCCCAAACCACACAGTCGATAAATTCAGCTTCATCTCTTGTTTTCTGTACAGCTAATGTAAAAGTTGTGTATGCCTTTCCTCCTGAAGTGTATTTTAGTTCAGGATCTCGTGTTAATCTTCCCATTAATATTGCTACGTTCATAATTTATGCTCCTTTCTTTTGCTTGTTGTTTTTTATATAGTTACATAATTTTTCTAAATCTTTAATTGGAATTTTGCTTAAATTGTCTGTTGAATTAGCGAGTAAATATTTATCTATCTCTTTTTCATTTCCTTTTAAATGTTCGTTTATATATTTAACTGCTTTTTGGATTTTCTCCTCTTCTGTCAAATATTCTTTAGGTTTATTTTGTTGCTTATCTTTGTCAATTGTTGCGTTAATCATATCGTCTTCCACTATTTCTAAAGCGTTTAGATAACAGTACCGTTTTAAATAAGTGTGCGTACTTCCTATCATTTGTAATCCATTCTGTCCTTTTAAAACTATTTCAGCCTTTGGAGTTACAAAAGTGATTGTTTCGTCCGTTTTCTCTATATTAATTACAGTTAATATGCCTTCGTTTTCTAACAAATCAAATTTTGAAAAAAGTTTTAAGTTTTCAAATATTTCATTCACTTTTGGCAAGAAGTCTTTTAGTTCAAAATATTTAAAGTCGGCAAATTTATTATGCCCTCCCATTTTTAATCCTAAACTTTGTAATTCAACTCTAGCCTTTTGTAATTTTTCGTAAATATTCATCATTCTTTTCCTCCCATTTATCATTGTCTTGTTTTAATTCCTTATTAAGTTCCTGCAAGTTCTTAGCAGCGTTCTTAAAAAAGTTAAGGCTTGCGTTTTGTTGCTTTACATAATCATTTACAAACATAGTTTTTCTCCTTTAAAAAATTTCTCCCCTTTTACAAGACCCCATAAATTCCTTAATTCTGCTTGGAGCATACCACAGCAATATAGCCATCAAAAATGGAAAAGCCACATTGCCTCCTGCTATCCAATGCCCTTTGATTCGGATAACTTCAATCTGAATCCAAATTGATGTCAGTATCAAAATCATCCATTTCATCATATTCTTTACTGTCAGCATTTTCTTTCTCCAATTCCTTGATTTCCTGTTTATCCATTTCTTTTTCCAGCTGTTCTCTTATTGTCATAAATCCTCCTAAAATAAAATTTTAAATTTTTGTATTGACTTAATTGTGCTATCTATCTGTAAAGAAATATATAAAAATTAATAAATTAAGAAAGGAGTTTGACTATTAAAGCCGCCAGTTTTTTTCTGCATACCTCAAGCAGTTACCGTGTGTGCAGTATGCAGAGGGTAATAGATAGCACGATTAAATTAACACTTTTTACTGTTTTTATTGAAAAATATACTCTTTAATGCTACACTTGTTTTAATTCTCTGTTAGAGAAAAATTATTTATGAAAGGGGGTGTAATTATGCAATTAAACCCTGATTTAATACGTGATATTCTTTTAAAAGCTGAATTAGGATCTTTTAAAATTTTAAAAAATGATGACGATGATGTAAACTTTTTTAAATTATTAAAAGATAAAAACACTCTTAAACAATTTGAAGAAGAAAAAGAAAAATATCAAAAACCTGAAGAATTTCTATCTTATTCAAACAGAGAAATAGAATATCATACACTTTTTTTAAAAGAAGCAGAGTTAATAGTTATTGAAAAAAATTCTATAACCGTAACTCTTAAAATTTCAGACTTAACTGTTGCTGGGCATAATTTTGTTTCCAATATCAGAAATGATAAAAATTGGAATAAAATTAAAGAAATTTCTAATAACATTGGCTCTACTTCTATTAATACTTTAATTGAAATATCTGAAAAATTAATTTCAAAACTTATAGATAAAGAAATTAGTCTATGTCAATAATTTCTATTTCAGAATTTTCAAAAATTAATTCAACAATTTCTTTTGTTTCTTCTTTAGTTTCACCATAGGAGTAATAAATCTTTATATTTTTTACTCCTTCCAAAATTTCTCCGTTTAGTTTTGGAATTAAAGCTCCAGATTTTTTTCTTCTTTCAATCGTTATTTTATTTTTCATAAAAAATCTCTCCTATCTATATTTTCATTGTCCTAAGATAAATTAATATCTTATCCAAACCCACTGCAATATTTACAATGAGCTTGTTAAAACATTAATTTATTTCCAATTTGGATTGAATAACAGCGGCTTTGGCTGTTCTTTTTTAAACAGCTTTTTAATTCTGTTCTTTAATTTCTTCGCTTCTTTTTCCCTCAAAGCCTTTTTGTTGTTTTCATTTACCATTTCTAATACTTCAAATTTCATTGTTGTTATCTCCTTTATTTTTTAAAAATTTTAAATTTGTGTTTTTTTCCAAAAGATGATCTATAAGTTCACAAGTTTCATTTACTGTTGTCTTGCATCTTTTAGAAATTGTTAAAACCTCAAACCCACTTAGCCCTTTTCTTACATCCTGCCTTGTGAGTTTTAAGTCACTTAGGGCTTTGGCGAGTTCACACATCTTGTCCATTACATTTCTCTAAATCAAATTATTTTTATACAAAATAGCAGCCATTTCATCACGTATCATATCGCATTCCTTATCAAACTCTTTTTCTTGATTATCTGTGTAATTAGGATTTTTCTTTTCCCAGTCTTCCCAAGCTTTTGCATTTTCTATATAGTCTAATACAAGGCTTTCGAACGGTTCAAAATTAAAGTCTTTTTCCTCATATCTGCAAACTATGAAATCGTGCAGTTCTTCTAATGAAATATATCGCAATTGATTTTCATATTTTGCTTTAAATTCCTTAAATTCATTTTCTAAATGATTGCAGAAATCGTTGTATTCTTCTATTGCCCTGTCTTCTTCTTCGCATAAACGATCCCAAGCTAAATCTCTTGCTCTTTCTGCTCCTTCTGCGAATTTTAATGCTTCACTAAAACTCATTTTTATCTGCTCCTTCTGTTGATTTTTTTCTACATTTGAGGTAAAAAAATATTGTTAAATCTGTTTTGTTGACTTTATTATACAACATCAGTTTAAAAAAGTCAACGGTTTTTTTAAAAAAGTATAAAAAATTATACAAAAATGTGGTAACATATTATAAATACTAGGAGAGTGAATTTTATGAAAAATTTAAAAGAATTATTTAAAATATTAAAAAATAGGAGGATTGAAAAAGGTTATTCATTACGACAAGTAGAAACTTTACTGCAAGGAAAAGGTGTAAAATATACTTTTACTGCTATACAAAAATTAGAACAAGGCGAGCAAGATACAATAGATATTAATTTATTGACAGCTTTTTCAAAAATTTATAATTTAGATTATTTAAAAATGTTAGAATTAGCTGGATTAGATGAAAACCTTTTAAATAAAAATAAAGCTTTTAAAAAACAAGAAAGCAATGTATCTGAAGAAATATTTAAAAGTTTTATTCAAATACCGTTATACGGAATGGCAAGTGCAGGAAATGGATTAATTGAAACAGATAATAATATTGAAGATATAGAATACATTAGCATTCCAAACATAAATAAAAATGTAAAAAAAAGAGATTTTGCCTGTCGAGTTAAAGGGGATAGTATGGAGCCTCATTATCATGACGGAGATATAATAGTTGTTGATGTTACTGACAGTATAGATATAAGAGTATTAAACGGACAAGAGGCGTTAATTTATCAAGAGGGAGTTAAATTTTTAAAAAGAGTATTTTTTGAAGAGGGGACTGGTAATTTAATATTAAAATCTTATAACCCAGCTTATGCTGATTATGTAATTCCAAACTATGAACTTGATAAAGTTGAATGTAAAGGAGTTATCAGTATGGTTATAAGTATAAGAAATAAAAGATTTATGTTTTAATAATCAGGAGCATACATTGATGAGATTAATGGATCTAAAGAGTAGGTTTGAGAACCAAAAAATAATAAGGAGAAAAAGTAAATGTTTTTGATATTTTTAATAATTTTTGGATTTTTTAGTTATAAGGTATTTAAAACTTATTTAAAGGAAATCGCTGAAACAAAAGAATGTAGAAAGATTATGAGCGAAAGAGAGGCAGAAATTAAAGTTATTAATACCAGAACTAAAAAAGATAAAATTAATATAGCAATTACTATAATATCTTTCTTAATTCTCGTTGTTGCGTTTCCAAAAAAGGAAAGAATTGAGAAAGAAGAACCGGAAACTATCTATGGAAAAATAACAACAAAAGATACATCAATAACCAAAAATAATGCAGAAACAACAAAAAATATAGAAGATAATGTGAAAATTCAAAAAACAAGAATAAGAGAAGAGTTTCTGAAATACGAAAAAGAACATTTAGATTTATGGAATAGCATGACAAATGCGATGCAAAAAAGTGATGTATATACTGCCTATGAATATGCAGAAAAATCAAAAAATACAATATTTGAAATTCGGGGAAATTTAAGAAATTTAAAATGTAACAAAACAGGAGATAGTGAATTTGACAAACAATGTGAAGAGACGATAACGCTTGGAAAAAATGCTTACTCAGCTAAACAAGAAGCAGTAAATAAATTGTTGAAATGGTTCGATGACTTACAATCTCCTAAAAAAGCAAATGAAGCTAAAAAATCTTTAGAAGAAGGTGGAGAATATTGGCAAGTATTTCTTTTAAAACTTACTGCTTTAACATTAACAGATGAAGATTTGAAAGATTCTAAAACTAAAAAATAATTAAAAATAAAGAAGCCTTTTGCAGCTTCTTTTTTTAAAATTTTTGTTGACTTTTTTCTACAAATAAATTATAATAATTTTGAGGTGGTGAAAAATGGATTTTAAAGACGTAAGAAAACTAATGATAGAAAAAGATGTCAAATATAAAGATATGGTGGGGAAAGTACCAGATACTAGAGGTGGTTTTTATAACACAAAGGCTGGATTAATAAGAGCTTTTAAATACTCGAAAAATAAATCTAAAAACTGTGATAGAGCAGTTAGTTTTTTAATGCAAATCAAGTAGAAAAAAATATACAAAAACAAAATTCAAAAGAAAAGGAAGGAGGTGTGAGATGGATAAAACGAATAGATGTCTGAAAGCAAAAGATAAAATAGAAAATGACAAAGCATTAAAAGGAGTTTGTGTTTTTATAGTTGATCCACAAGGAAATAACATAGGTTATATCATGGTCAATGAAGAATTAGAAGTTATGGATAGATTAGAAAAAGGATATAAGGTAAACGGGGAATAATTCTCCCCGCAAATTATTAAGGTTTTATTACAGAAACACTAGCTTTTACATTGCCGTTTGCTACTATTACGTACCAATGGTCATAACGTGGAATAGGAATTTTAACTGGAGACTGTTTATAATGTCCGCCATAATATCTTACATCTCTTCCATTTTTATAATTTAATAGATTAGTGTAATTGACAAGCATAACATCACATTCTGTTCCTGTTAGGCTAACTTCTACAATATTACCTTGAGATAACTGTTTTAAATCAAAAACTAAATATTCCAAAATAATCTCCTCCTTTCTAAATTATATATTTTAGAAGATACTGGCAAGTAAAACTTTAAATATATAATTTCAAATTTGATTTGTTATATTTTATTAGCACTCTTGGGTATTTATTGCTAACACGATTAGTATATCACAATTTTTGGTGTTTTTCAAGGAGGAAAAAATGTTTAAAGAATTTTTAAAAGAATGTCTGAAATATGGAAATTTGCATATTTTAGAAGAAACAGGGGATAGGGAAAAGATTAAGAGGATTAGCAAAAGGCATGGAAAAGTAACTGAAGCAAGTGTATTGCTATTTGATTTGGGAACAAAAAGAACGACAGTAAACGAAATATATTTTAACAGCCAAGGATATTTTATAATTCGCGATCAGAAAAGATTGAGATTAGGAAAATTTAAGTAACAAAAAAAGCACTCCGAAGAGTGCTAACAAAAATTTGTAAAATACTATATCTTGTGTTAATTATAACATAAATTTGATAAAAACACAAGATGTAGGGAGAGGAAAATAAAATGAAATATACAATAAACGGATATTCTCAGGAAAAATTACTGAAAAATAATTTGGATTTATCTGACAGTCTGATTTTAAGGGTATTGGCAGATATTTATTCAAGTAATAGCAAAAAGATTGAATATAAAATTATGAACAATGATAAATATATGTGGATTTCTTATGGTTATTTATTTGAACAGATACCAGTTATAGGATCTAAAAGAACACTTGTGAGAAAAATAGATAAACTAATCGAAAAAGGGATATTGAAAAAGGAACTTGTAATATCTAAAAGAGGAATCAAGGGACGATTTTTATATGTTTCTTTTGGAGAAAAATATTTTGAATTAGCAGAATATTCAAATAATGTAAATGAGAAAATAGAAGCGAAGGAAAAAGAAGATAAAGTGAAAAAATCAAATAACAGTTTGTCATCTAAAAATACCAAATGTCAAATTGGCACCGACCAAATGACAAAATGTCATGAACCAAATGACAAATTGACATCATACCAAATGACAAAATGTCATAACAAAGATTCATCTATAGATAATACATCTATAAATAATAATATATTAAATAATATATATAGTTCGGTGATAGATTATTTGAACGAAAAAACAGAACGTACAGGAAAAGATAGATACAGTTCAACATCTATAAAAACAAAAACTCTCATAAAATCAAGGCTAAGAGAAAAATATGAGCTGGAAGACTTTAAAATTGTTATAGACAAGAAGTGTAAAGAATGGCTAGGCACAGATATGGAGAAATATTTACGTCCTGAAACTCTTTTTGGAAACAAGTTTGAGAGTTATTTAAAACAAAAAACAATAACAACTAAAAAGCCAAAATTCCAAAAACAAAATAATGATTTTGCAATAACGGAAGAAGGATTAAAAAAATTTTATGGATATGAATAGGAGAAAAAAATGATGACATCAGACGAATTTAACTTAGGTTTTAATTATTTGGTTGGGCATTTTCCAAACACCAAAAACTTAAAATCAGTATCTTATGCTTATTTTGAAGATTTAAAAGAAGTTTTGACAGGCAAGGAATTTATTGTTGCGATAAAAAAAATAATTCGCAGTGGGAAGTCAGAATTTATTCCTAAGGTGAAAGAAATTATTGATGTAGCAAAAGGAAATGCAAATTTGGAAACTCAAGTAATTCAAGCGAAAAAACTATTAAAACTAGGAATTGCAAAATGTGGAAGAAGTGGCAATACTTGTTTTGAAGATAAAGGAATACATGCAGTAATTGAAGCGGTAGGCTGGCTAAATCTATGTAATATGCCAGATAAAGAAGCAAGCAACTTTTTTGATTTTCAGTTTGAGGGGATTTATAAAGATTTTTACAATAATCCGTATGAAACACAGGATTATTACAGGGGTTCATATCAAGTTTTTGGAAGAGAGAAACCTAAAATGCTGACTTATGAAATGATAGGAGTTAAAAATACTGGAAATATGAATTTTATTCCACTTGAATATAAAAACAATACCGCACAAATTGAAAATAAAACTGATTTGTCGGAACTAAAAAATAAAATGTTGATAGGAGGATAGATGCAAAATCTAAAAAGAGAAAAAGACAGACTAAACATTGAAAACGACAGCTTAAGAGAAGTGAATGCGATACTAAACAGGAAAATGATGGAAATGGCAGAAGAAATAAAACAAAATGGTATTCAGATAGAAGGCAATAACAAAAGAATCAGACAGATTGATAAGATTTTGAAAGTTAAGATGAAAGAAAAATAAATAAAATATATAAAATCAGGAGGAAATAAAATGTTAGGAAATAACGTAGTAGACTATATGATAAACAGCTGTAAAGGAGCATACAATTTAGAAAATGCAAAATTAATTAAAAAGAATGTGGAAGATAAGAAAGTTCAGTTTGTATTTAAAAGAAGTGATTTAAAATTAAATATTGAGTTTGCAAATGATAAGATTTCAGGAATTATATATAATAATTTCTTGACTGATTCACAAAGAGAAAACGTAACAGAATCCGAATATTGCACAAGACTGAATAAAATGCTTGAAATAACAGATATTGATGATATGAATAAACTTGATGAAATTTCAAGAAATATCATCAAAAAAATAAATTCAGAAAAGTTATTTGGAGAAAATCCGAAAAAATTGCTTTTGAACAGAGAATACAGAGAAAAACTTGTAAAAATAAAAAGATTTTTCGGAGCAGAGCCACAACTGCTGAAACTTTATGAAGAAATTGAAGAGCTGCAAACAGCATATAGAAATTACAGAAAAACATTTTACAAGGACGAACAAAATCTAATTGAAGAAATAGCCGACTGTTTTGTTGTAGCTTTACAAATCAATAAAGTAAAATTGGTTAAAAATGTTATTAGAGGCTTGATTGATAATACTAAAATCTTTAAAACTGAAATGATTGAAAAAATCATAAGAATGATTAAATTTAAAATCAATCGTACAGTTGAAAGAATTGAAAAAGGGCAATACGGAACATATAAAATTGAATATAAAGTAACTAGAGCTACACAGAAAGTCGTCAGCGAAAAAAAAGAAGTTGAGGTAGTAAATTCTCCAGCGAAATCATTTAGCGTTGCAGAAAGCAAGAAACATAGCCGTGAGGAGAAAGAAAAAACAAAAAAAGAGAACAAGGTTTTTGAATTTGTGAAAAAGAATGAGCCATATTACTATAGGTCAAAAGAGGTGCAGTCTGGTACAAAAATACATCCAACTGAATGTACAGAAATAGTGAGAGAATTGATTGACAGGGGGAAAATAACAGTTATAAAAAAAGGGAGAGACGGTATATACGGAGCAACACTTACAACCGTTCAGGAAGCAGAGGTAACTGAGTAATGGCAATAAATGCAGGGAAAAAATTTGAAAACGACTTTAAGAATAGCGTTAATACAGATGAAATATTTTTACATAGATTCAAGGATGGAACAACAGGAACTGTAAATGGACAGATGATCAGATTCAAAAATAAAAACTTATGTGATTTTTTACTTTTCAAGGACGGCTTGCTTGTCCTTGTTGAGTTAAAATCCTTTTTAGGAAAATCAATGCCATTTACAAATATAAAAGATACAGTTGATGAACAGCAAACATTTTTGTACAATTTACGACTTGAGGCAAAGAAAAATAATGTAAAAGCGTATATGATACTTAATTTTAGGGATTTGTCAGAAACTTATGCAATAGATATTCATAATTTTGATGAGTTTTACAAAATGACGAATAAGAAAAGCATCAATATAGATGAAGTGAGGCAATTAGGAAAGCAATTGTTTCAGCAAAAGAAAAGAACAAACTACAGATACGAAATTAGCGACTTGTTCAATTAGGAGGAATAATGGGTAAAAGATTAGCAAAAAATAGAGTTAGAAGTATTTTAGAAGAATATCCAGAAACACGGAATGCTGAAAATCCCGACACATATGTTATGTGCTTAATATTGGTTGAGGATGGGATAATAACGCAGGATCAGGCGGCAAAGATATATGATGGATATTCAATTAACAACATAGTTAAAAGTCGCCAGAAAATCCAAAATTCAGACAAGGAATATGAGCCAAACGAGGAAACTAAAAAGAAAAGGTTTGTAGGATATATGAATTTTAGGCATGCTTGGCGGAAAGGAAACTTAGATGTCTAAAAGAATGTCAAGGGAAAATCAGAGATTGATATATTGGTTTATAGACTGCTACGCCTATCATTTGAAAGGAGTAGATATAAATTGGCAGACTAGCAAGCAAAAGCCTGCCATTTCCGATTATTTTTTATACAAAGCAAAGGAAGACTTGAAAAAACTTTACATTAAGCACAGCGGCAAGAATATAAAGGGATATGATCCTTTCAGGAACATGGAAAGCAAGCTGAAAGACAGAATCGGAGATATAATTGACAAGAATTACACGAAAGAAAGTAAAATCAATATAATCACGAACGATTTAATGGATTTTGTAACTGATGAGATTCAAATGTTGTTTATCAAATTGAATGATACTTTTAGCTTGGCACTTAAATTAATGAGTAATACCGAAGCTGTGGCATTTACCAATTTCCTGTTTGACTATTTTTTGCAGAATGATATAGCAATGTGGGAAGAAATGCAAACACTATATAAACAGCAGAATGAAGGAAAATATATTTATGCAAAGTTGAAATATAAACGTTGTGCGGTATGTAATAGAACTCCAGTTGACTTTGAACATTGGCAGTCGGCTGGAAGCTTGGGAGGTTATGCGAATGATAGAGGACAGGGAAGATATATTTCGCTTTGTAGACAACACCATACCGAAAAGCACGATATTGGAGTGGAAGCATTTGAAAGAAAGTATGATGTGAGAGGTATTTATTTGAATGATGAACAAATAAAAGAACTGAAGAAGATTTATAAAAATCATTTTAAGGCATTTAAGGAGGAGATATGAAAATAAGGATAAATGGAAAAGATGTAAAACATTCTAATGGAGTGTTGGGAAACAACATTGTAGTTACAGGAAACAACAATGTTATAGTTAATGGAAAATCAATATGTAATCTTAACAATCTGCCTGGCAAAGAAATCAAAGTAGAAATCATAGGTGATGTAAAAAGGTTGGAAACTGCAAATGGAAACATAAAAGTTTCTGGGAATGTTGATAAAGTTAAAACAGTAAATGGAGATGTTGAGGTTGGAGGAAGTATAGAAAAAGTGAAGACTGTAAACGGAGATATTATTTATAAAAAGAAATAGGAGAAATCAAAATGGAAAAAATATTATTAGGAATTGCAATATTAGGATTGTTAGGAAGTTGTAATAATAAAAAATTGATTTCAGATTGTGAAAATTATAAAGTTGCAGATAAATACGAAAGAAAAGAAACTTTTATAACAAATCAATATGCTGGGAAAATAAATAGTAGTCCCTTGTACATTCCAGTAGCACAAACATCTGTATATTATTATATAACTTTCGAAAATAACAACACTTATTCAATCGGACAATCAAAATATAGATTAGTGAATGTTGGAGAAAAAATTAAAGAATGTAAATTTTAGGAGGATTAAAATGCTTGAAATAATAACAAGAATTTTAAGTGTGGCAGTTACAATATTTTTAGTTTTCTTTTTAGTTAGATACTTGTATGCCTTAGTTGAAAAAGTGAAAAAGAATCTTAAAAATACAACTAGAATTAATCATATAATTTACAATGTGATATATTTTTTAGTATTTTGGTTTTTAAGTATTATGTTAATTTATGCAACAATAAATTTGATTGTATTTTTTGCGATTAGAGTGTAAATATTCAGAAAGGAAAAATAGAAATAAATGAACGAAAAAGATATAGACAGAATAGCAGATAAAATAATAGAAAAAATGAAAACTGACAGAGAAATAAAAACAGAGAAACAGCTAACCCCTTTTCAAAAGACAGAAAAATTATTATCAGAACTGTCACTACTGAAAGGTGCTATTGATTCCAAAAATATGCTTATAGAGGATTTGAAGAAAGAAGGAATATCAATTCAGAAAAGAGAAACAGGAGTTAATGTGCAGGCTAGTAAAGTATATTTATCCGAACTGGAAAAGGTTGAAAATAAAATAGAAAAATTAGAAGAAGAGATTGCAAGAATAGAAAATGTTGTTAATATGGTTGAAAGGGCTTTAGACACAATTAGGAATGATAAGTATTACAAGATAATTGAGATGAAGTATTTTGATGATATGACATTTGAGCATATATCTGAAAAATTAAATATAAGTGTTATAACAGCAAAGAGATACAAAAATAAAATGATTAGGCAGTTGCAGCTAGTTATATTTTCGGATGATGTGATAAAAAATATATTAAATTGAAAAATGATACTTTTTTGATATTGTATATAATTTTTAATATGTTATAATATGTCAAGATGAAAGAGTATGAGTTAAGTACTTGACATTGAATCCTTGATTTTATATAAGGACAAGACAGTTTAAAAGCTGTCTTTTTTTGTTGCAAAAAGGAGGTGGTAGCATTGAAATTAAATACTAGACAAAAGGCTTTTTGTGAATATTATGTAGCTTGTGGAAATGCTACTGAATCCGCAATAAAGGCTGGGTATAAAGAAAAGAATGCTAGATTTATCGGAAGTGAAAACTTAACAAAAACCAACATAAAAAAATATATAAAAGAATTGCAGGAGAAAGCAAAAGAAAGCAGAATATTGACAGCAAGGGAAAAAAGAGAATGGCTAAGTGAAGTTATTAAAAATGGAAATGAAAAGTTGCAAGACAGATTGAAGGCATTGGATATATTAAATAAAATGGATGGCGACTATGTGGAAAAGGTACAGTTATCAGGGGAAGTTAAAACAAGCAACCCATTTGAAGGGCTAACTACTGAAGAATTGAAGAAGCTGGCGAATGGAAAGTAAAATAGTGCTAGGGGCGAAATTGGAACTTGCAAGACGTGAGTTCTTTTTTTATTGCAATTTGATGGCACCTGACTTCTATAAAGAAAGCCGCAGTTATTTAGTAGAGCTGTGTGAAACAATGCAAAATTTTATGGGCAACGAAGAAAATGTATTAATTATTAACTTGCCACCAAGACATGGAAAATCTAGGACAGCAACAATGTTTGTTGAATGGCTGCTAGGACGTGATTCAAGTAAAAAAATAATGACTGGTTCATATAACGAAACTTTATCGACTGTTTTTTCAAAAGCTGTGAGAAACACTATATCTGAAATAAAGGCAGATCCTGAGAAAATAGTTTATAACGATATATTCAAAGATGTACGAATAAAAAAAGGTGATGGGGCTATGAACTTGTGGAGCTTAGAGGGCAATTATAGCAACTATCTGGCAACTTCTCCAACAGGAACCGCAACAGGATTTGGAGCAAATATCATTATAATAGACGATTTAATAAAGAATGCTGAAGAAGCAAATAATGAAAATGTATTAGAAAAACACTGGGAATGGTTCACAAATACAATGCTTTCAAGATTGGAGACAGGTGGAAAAATAATTATAATAATGACACGCTGGCATTCTAACGACTTAGCGGGTAAAGCACTTAATGAATTAGAAAGAAATGGATATAAGATAAAACATATAACAATGAAAGCCTTGAAAAATAATGGTGAAATGTTATGTGATGAAGTTTTACCGAGATATGAGTATGATAGAAAAGTAAAAACAATGGGTTCAGATATAGCAAGCGCTAACTATCAGCAAGAACCTATTGACTTAAAAGGTAGACTTTATCAAGGATTTAAGACATATGATAGGTTAGATTTTGAATTTATGAGAATCAGGAGCTATACAGATACAGCGGATCAGGGAAGTGATTATTTATGCAGTATAATTTACGGAGAGTATCAAAAAGAGGCATATGTTTTAGATGTCTATTATACAAAAGACGGAATGGAAATAACGGAAGAAGAAGTAGCAAAAAGACATTATGAGTATGGAGTAAATATAGCAGATATAGAAAGTAACAATGGTGGTCGCGGATTTGCAAGAAACATAGAAAGAATACTAAAAGAAAAGTATAAAACAAATAAAACTAGAGTTAATTGGTTTCACCAAGGAGCAAATAAAATAGCTAGAATAATTTCAAACAGTACTTGGATAATGGATCATATATATTTTCCTGTTAATTGGAGAAATAAATATCCAGAGTATTATGATGCAATGACTAAATATCAAAAAGAAGGAAAAAATAAACATGATGATGCACCTGATGCAACAACAGGAATAGCTGAGAAAATTATAAATCAGAACAAATTAAAAACATTAAATAAAAATATATTGGGGGTGAGATGATGGAATTAAAAACATTGGAGAAAGCATTGTGGGATTTTTTAGTAAATGATTTAGCGCGGCTACAAAAACTGGAAGACTATTATGTTGGTAGGCATAAAATATTGGAAAAACCTAATAGGTTGAAGGAGAAACCAGATAGTAAACTTATCCACAATTTTCCAGGCTATATAACTACGATAGCAACAGCTTATTTTATTGGGAAAAATATCAATTATAAGTTGTTGGAAGATAATTTGGCTAATG